ATATTCTATGGCAGTGTGCTTCTACATTATATCCATAGGTTTTAAAATCATTATACATCTGTTCAACTAATGATGTAGTTGGTACAATAATTAATACATCATTATCAAACGACGTTAACATATATCACATAAGAACATAAATGATTAGTGATTTACCAGAACCAGTGGGAGACAACAATATAGTGTTTTTCTTTTGTATTCCTGTACACACTGCATCAAACTGATAATCTCTTATTTTAAATGGTAACTTCAAAGCATCTATAAATTTCATCATAAATTCTGGATTTATTTTATTACCTTCATTAGGACTACCATAATCTGATTCCATTATCTCAACTTCGTATTCACGACTTTCAGCAAATGATAATATTTGTGGAAATAAACCTGCAGAAATTTCACCAGTTATCTGATTAAATAATCTTATTTTTCCATCCCATAGCCTGTTACGAAACGCAGGCATAAATTTATATCCTGGCACAAAAAAAGAAAAAAACTCTCTTAACTCTGCGCCAATGCCTCTGTCGCAATCTACATGTATGACAGAATGATTTAGTTTCCTGACTCGAATTGTTTCCATTTAATCATATTCGCTATAGTTTGGTGTCTCCACTTTAAGTTATCAATAATTTCAGATAAAGTGTCAACAACGGTTTTCCAGTATTGGATTCTTTCTTCTGATTTTTGTATTTCTGGATCGCTATCATAATAGTAATCCATTTCTCCTTTTAATACTTTAAGACCATCAAACGGATCTGGCACCCAACCTTTTTCTTCTATACTTTTCTGGTCCATCTTACCATTGTAATATAACCATTTATCTTTTAAAAGTTTCTTTTGTTCAAATTCTGCTCGTCTTAATTCTAATTTGGCTGTAGACCAAATCTGTAAGTATTTTGCGTGTAAGGTTGGAGTGTTTCTAGAAGTTTCGTCTAATTGTGCATTACTAATAATGCTGTCGGTTTGCCACATTTCGTGGACTTTTTTCAAGTCTATCATTATCTCTCCAATAATATATATTAACCGGTTACAGTACCAGTTACATCAAATGAATCTGTTATTGCACCAGATGTTGGATTAATTGTTTTAATATCAAAATAAGTAAATCTAAATGAAGCACCAAACGTTAAGAAGGATTCAGCACCACTTGTGGCTTGAAACTGAATATCAGTTAATGCTGTTGGTATACTATCTCTATATATAATTTGTGCTATTGCGTTATTAGAACTATTTAATATTGATAACGTTATATCAGACATTGCGGGTATCGCATTTGCGTTATTAAATCTATCAAGTGCTGTTACATTATCTTGATCAAGATTTCTTCTCATCCAGTTGTGCATCTCTGTATAAGTTTTCATATCTTCATCAATGATTATATTTGCCAACATTTCATTATAAGTAAGTTTGTCACCTATAAATGGAATTGCTGCTATTTTCTTATAGCCAAGATCTGCCGTATTCATAATCACACCGGCGTGGGTAAAATCTTGACAGAAGAACTCTAAGTTCGGATAATTTTTTCTATCTATTACTAACTTAAATCCAGTTGGTTGTAGATAGTTAAAGTTTGTAGTTAATGCCATACATCTATTTATATGAAAAAAAGAGGGACTTTCGTCCCTCTTCTAATATTAATTTAAAGTACTAGACTAAGCACCTAGAATATTGTCAACTCTGAATATTCTGTAGTACTGGTTAGTCTTAACTGCGGCTAGGCCATCAGCAGGTGTAGCACCTACAAATGGGTTAGATGCCATTCCATATCTGGTTTTAAAACCAATTTTTGGTTGGAATGTATCTTCACCAACAGCACGTACCATTGTTAATGGAACGTATGGGCAATAGAATAGACCAGCATCGTATGGGTTAGTTCCCTTATATCCAACTGTCACATAGTTTTGCTGAGCATACGGGTCGATGTAAACTCTTGTTCTACCGTTTAAAGTACCAGCAAAAGTATTACCTGTATCATCAACATTTAAGTTTGTTGACATTGCAGGTGTGTAGTCTAACATACCAGCTGCAGAAAGTGCAGATGCTACATCAGATGAACATACGATAAAGTTTCCTTTACCTCTACGTGTCTCGATTGCAATTCTATTACATTCTCTTTCGATCTGTAATACTAGTCCTTTGAACTTTTCAACTGACCATCTACCATCTGCATCTGTCTGAACGTTAAAAATACCGTTAATAGCAGTGTTAGATTGTAAAGCACCAGTTTTAGCTTGAGAGTTAATAGTTCTAATAACTTCTCTATTGATTTCAGCTAAGATTTCTGTTGACAAGATATTTGCCAATTCTGTCTCAGCGTCTAGACCATGAATAGCTTTAAGGTCTTGAGCTAATTCTAAGCTGTATTCAGCTTTTAACGCTCTTGACTTAGCAGTCACAGTTGCTTTTTCAATAGTGAAACCCATCTCATTAAAGGTACTACCAGTAGATGCGCCAAGTTCTTCAGCGTCTACAGTTGGCATACCACCAGCTGCAAGAGCTGTAAGTCTGTCGTCGTCTATTGTGCCAATATTTGCAGCAGCTGTTACGCCAGCTTGTGAGTCTCTTAAACCTGATACGTTATCAGAATCATGAGTGCCACCACTGTCTCCAGAAAAGCGTGTTTCAGCTTCGTTGAATAATGCTTCTCTATTTGATGTTGAACCACCACCGTATCTTGACTTCATTGCGAAGATAAGACCAGTTGGGCCAGACATTGGTTGTACACCACAGATGTCGTATGCCATTAAGTTAGGCATAGCACGTCTTACTAGTGCGATTAATACTGGATTCCAGTTTGCTACTGAACCAACATTGTTACCTGGAGCTGCTTCTGTAATCATTCCTTCTTCTTTAAGAGCGATTTCCTGATTCTCAAGTACAGCAGCTGTTACAGCTTTTTTATGATGATCTGCAATAGTACCAGCTGACTCTTCGTTCAGTACTGGTGCCCATTTTTCGATCAATCTATCGTATGATTGTGTCATTTAAGACTCCCCTATTTCTGTGCGTTTTTTCTAATTGCTTTAAGATATTGATCCATTGAACCTGTTGATTCCATTACTGGACCATCATCATCTTCAACAATCTCGTCTTGAGTTTTAGTTGTCTTAGCGAAATATGATTCTTTTAACTGAGCTACTTTCTGTGCGAAAGTTTCTTCGTCATCAAAATCAACATTTTCTGCTAAACCTTTTAGCTTTTCGACTTGAGTTTCAGCTAAATCTTTGGTTGCCTCTCTAATGATAGACTCCCTCTTATATAACTCTAACTCTTCAGCCATGTGAATAGACTTTTCAGTTGAAGCATTGAGTTGTGCCTCTAACTCTTCAACATTGTCTGCGAGTTCGTCAACTACATTAACAGATTCCTCAGGAACATGAATGTGAGACTCAGTGAATAGGTCTTTTAACTTATTCATAAAATCTTCAGCGATTTCAGTTCTTAAACCATTTTGGATTGCTAACTTGTTGTCTTCCATCCAGCCTTCAACTACGTAGTTTAGGTAGCTGTCTACTTTTTCCACAAGTTCCTTTTTAGTACTTTCAACTTCTTCTGAAAGTTCTTCGTTGTACTTCTCTTCTAGTCTATCAATCTCAACATTTATTTTTGAATTGATTGCAGCTTCAAAGATAGTCTCTGCTTTCTGCTTGAATTCTTCAGACAGTGTAGCTTCTTCGTTAACAAGTGCTTTAAGATCGTCTTTAAAATCAACTTCAATCTGAACTTGATCTTGATCTTGATCCTCAACAAGTTGGTCTTCGTTACTTACATAACTTTCACCTTTAAACATTGCAGATAAACCTGCTTTGTCCATTCCTTGCATTTTACCAACCATTGCAGCAATAATTCCTGCTTTAGTTTTTGGCATTGGATCTTGCTTAGTGTTATCACCTTTACGCTTTGGAGCGCTTCCAGTGGCATCACCTGCCTTGTCGACTGCAGCTATTGACTGAGCTTCAGCATTCTTAGGATCGTGAGCTTCCACAACTTCGTCAGTTACTTCGTCATGGAGTTCCTCTTCCTGATTTTCGATAATTTCTTTATCAGTCATTTTAGACTCCTATTTATTATTTTTGAGTAACGAGAGGAAATTCTTAAACTCACGAACTTGTGTCTCATAGAGATCAGCACGCGGAGCTTTCTTAATTTCAGTCTCCATTCTTTCAATTGTTTGTGCTTCTATAATGCCGTTATTCCAAACCCATTCTACTCCTTCCATAATCCCATTAACAAATGCGCTAGGAGCGGATGGATCTTGCACGATGTCTACCGCGTTTAGAATATAATCGTCATTGACGACTGCGACGCCATTACGCTGGCTCAAACTTCCCATACCACGAGTCGATACACCAAATTGAACTTCGCCATCGAGTAAGCCTTTAACAACTTCTCCCATAGGGGTGTTCAGTATCGATGCTTTGCCCACAATATCATTACCCTGAAATTTTAATTCAGTGATCTTGTGGGAAACCTTATCTAAGTTGACAGTTGGTCCTTCCGGATGATTTAACTCTCCAACTGCTCTACCTTTAGTAACTTGATCGTTATTATATTTACCAAGTGCTTTTTCCATCACTGGCATTGGATATATACGTCCGTTACGATTCTTTGTTTCTGCTTGCGCAAATACACCTTCAATAGCATAATTTTTTTTACCAGTCTTTTTATCTTCAGTAATTAAAAATTCTATTTTATTTTCTGCAAATTCTGATATTAATTTCATATTAACCTCTTGGGTATGCTATTTTAGTAAAATGTGTTGTTGTAGTACCTGCATGCACTTCATCACCAGCAGCTTTATGTAATACAAAAGCTTGGTTTTCGTGTACTTGCATTGTAGCACTAGTTGTAACATTAGTGATTAAGTCATCTGCAGTTGCACAAACATAAACTGTTTGAGCATTGCCTACAGTAGTTTTATTACTATTTCCGTTTGCAGTAACTTTGGCCGCTAAAGGTCTAATTTCCATTATTTCATTCCTTTATATTGTTTCATAAATTCAGTTGCAGCCTTCTCGGCTTCTCTCTGAGTATTGTAAACGTCTAACCTATCACCATCAATATAAGCAACAAACTTATTCTTTTCGTTATTAACTCTAACAGAAACTCTATTAATCTTTTTATCAAAGACAACTTTACCAATAGGTTTTCTTCCAGTTAATTCTCTTAATTGTGAAAAAGTGTACATGTTAATTATATTTATACTTTCTGTGTTTTACACTTCAGCTTCGTCTTCAAGCTCATCATCTTCTTCAGATTCATCTTCAAACTCTTCTTCTTCAGATTCATCATCGAGTATTTCTTCATCTTCTTCAGACTCTTCTTCAGCATCATTATAAACTTGGTCAGCCATTCTAATTTTTTCTTGATCTAATAAGTCAGACATTTTAATAGTCATAACTTCACCAAATGTTTTATTAGCGTTATTGTAATCTTTTTCCAAAGCGGATTTTATCAAATCTTGTATATGATTTCCATTATCTTCTTGATCTGTATTTTCCACGTGTTCGACATTATCCATTATACTTCTCCTTGGTCTCCGTCTGGTTCTTGCGCCTGCATGGCAGCAATTTCTTTATCCATATTCTTAATAGTATCGTCATCCATTAAAAGAATATTCTTTTGTACCCATTGTTTAGAGAAATATTCTCCAACATATTGAGATACCTGATCTAAACTTTGTATTTTCTCTCTTAATAACTCTGCTTCTTTTAATTCAGTAAAGTGATTGTCTCGAGAATAATCAACAGTTAATTTATTTTTCCAAGTGTTCCAGTCATCTTCAGTAATAATATTCTTTATTATTAACTGTTTCTTTAAAATGTCATAGAACAAATTAGCAAATCTATTTCTTAATCTATCAATAAATTTCTGAAATTTAAGTTCGTCTCTACTTATTTCAGTAGCTCTACCTAATGAAAACTGTTGTTCTTGTTCTAATCTATTCATTGGTACATTGAGTGATCTATATAATCTCTTTTGAAAATATATAATGTCTTCAATTTGTCCTAAGTTTTCTCCACCAGGCAAAGTTGATATCTCAGTACCTCGTCCGCCTTCTCTTCTTGGTAACCAAAAATCTTCGAGCATTGACATGTGTTTACGATCATCACGTATTTCACCAGTTTTTGCATCGTATACTAATTTATTACGATACTTAGACATTATATCTTTCATATATTGTTCGGCTTTACCTCGAGGTAAATTACCTACATCAATATAAAACATTCTTCTTTCAGGAGCTCGAGCTAATCTATAGATTACTAGAGAATCTTCCATCATTCTTAATTGTGTTATAGGTTTAAGTGCTTTATGTAAATATGAAACTACTTTCTTACGAGTTTCATCTAATAATCCAGAAGTAATATAACTTACTGAATCAGTTGTCATCTTAATACCAGCATTTTGTGATCCAGGTTTTTCTTGAAATATATAGAACTCGTCTACTTTTTCTACAAGTTTAGCGCCTGTAAGCGGATCTTTTTTACTTTTAACTTGCTTTACTTTTCTCATCTTAGCAGCATCCATATATCTTATTTCTTGGATTCCTGCAGATAGGTTACTTTCATCAACAACTAAGTGATGGTATAATCTTCCATCAATGTACCACCTTCTAAAGATATCATGACCGAGCTCTTTAAAGTTTAACATGTTATATATTTTTTCAAATTCTTCTGTAATTTGTTTCTTAATACTATCGCTTATTGGTATATTATCTAAGTTAATTGCTACTGCAGGCGCTATTTCATTTGCTGTAATTGATTCGCTTATAATATCTTCGATAGCTGCATCAGTTTCTGGATGCATAGCACTACCTCTATATTTCAATATAAGTTGCGCATTATCTTTTGAATCATCACCGTCCATATTAATATAGTGGCCGTAGTGAGCTCCGGCCGAAGTTGCAGTTACATAACCAGCGCCGTCATCGTCTCGTGGCGGAACAGGTGAAGCAAGAGTCTTTTTATCTTTAGCTCTTGTTATCTCAAATCCAAATAATTTAATTGTATTTTCTGCCATTTAAAATTCCTTTATAGTGAGGAGAGCAAAAACTGCTCTCCTACTATTTATATCTTAACTTGTAGTGT